TTCTATATCGATCATTTCTTTAATCGTGATAGCACTGAGAAAATCGTTGATATGATCTATCGCGTCGTTGGTACATCTACACCTGAAGAAATTAGAATCCGATTCAATCAAAATCTTGATTTGATGTTGTTGCATTACAATACTATTCCAGATGCAATTCAAAAACAAATTTACAAGCAAGTTGAATCTGACCTAGGTAAATTGCCAAACTCATCTAAATTGGTAAAGATGGAATACATTCTTGAAGGAACTGAGTGGATGAAACAATCTACTGGTACACCAGCAGGATACGATCCATTTGCAAATCTAAATATTTCAGAAACAAAGAAGGAGCAAGACAGTAAAATAACTAACGAATTATTCTAATATATGAAAATGAAATTAATTGTAAAAGAAGGAACTTACGAGGCAGATTCTTTATTCAATCTAATCATTGAAGTACTAAAGCATAGATTTTGGCATTTACGTACTCATGGAAAATGGATGGATTAAATAATTGAATATGTTAGATGAAACCAAACTATTTGACTTTGTAAAGTTAATGTTTACAAAGCCAAAAGAATATAGGGCTGTGAAACAGCATAATAAGAAGAGACATCAATTTATGATCAATCGATTCTTTGCAATTAAGTTTCCAGCAAATGCACAGTTATTTAATCTCAATGGTATCAATCCAATCGCAGTGATTGATAGTTGGCAATTGGTTGCCCAAAGATTTAATGGTGTGCCAGGCTGGATCTATACTAAAACTAAAAAATCTACATCGGCAAATGCTGATAAATCCAAATATATACCAAGTGATGAAGCTATCAAACTCTTTATGGATAAGAACGAGATTGGTAAGCGAGAATATAAAGAGCTTGAAAAATTTGCTAAAGCTGATTTATATAAATCATTACAATCGATCGAAAGATCAATTCAAGTATATTAATTCAGTAAATCTATACAATGGATTTTAATCAACTACCGACCGCAATCGATATTAATCTATACAAATATAATTATTTAGATAATCAAATTTGGACCAGATTAAAGAACGATACCGACATAATTGAAATTAGTGATGATAGTATTATTGCGAGCCGCGAGCAGGTATTAGCGCTGCTCGATGTGTACTATTCACGAGATATTAATAAGATTAAATCCATTGGCGCCGAGTTTCTACACAAAGAAGTAACAACACCGTGGTTTTTATACCATGCGTGCAACGAGATGATCTATCTCAAGTTTATTAAGTTCACACTCAATACCGATAAGCAGTACACCAGAATGATCGAGATTGACGGAGAGAAGATGGTTAAGTTCGACTTTAAAATCCTATCAATGACCGTTAATCTATTTGATTTCTTCACACAATCTGAGTTGAAAAAGGTCAATAAAGTTTTGATTGAACTGGGACTATTTGAAGAGGATACGCCATACTCTAGATTAAAGATTGATAATTTTTTAGATACAATCGAGGCATATATTAATGACGTCGATAATTTTGAAGATACTAATAATCAAGTAGTTGACCTTTTAGTTTCATTTATGGATCTAATTGACCCAAAAATAGATCGAGACAATCCACTAGTTCTCTTTGTTACTGACTATTGATTTATTTTATCTGAATATATAAGATAAAATAGATTAACATACATGCAATTATTTAGCAATTTTGGTAAAAGAGAAGGTTTAGTATATCTCATCGTATTTTTATGGGTAGTTATGGGAGTACTTGCAGCATGGAAGGGTGCTGACTTTGCGGATCTAGCAATTTACTTCGGATCTCTTACGGCGTATGCAGCAACATATATTTGGGCTGAAAGTAAGCGCCCAAGTCAGAAAACAAGCATATTCAAATCTGGCCCAAACTCAAGAAGAGAAATAATGATTTATGTTGTGGTTGCACTCTGGATGATTGCCGGTGTTGCAGCAATTTGGTATTTGGCCAACCTAGAATCCTTAGCAATGTACTTCGTTTCATTAACAGGTTTTGTTGCATCTTGGATTGCAGGCGAAGTTTATACACCACAGGATAAAATTAATAAAAAGGAATAATAATGGTAACTGGATACACAGCAAATGAGTACGGCGATTATTTAATTGCATCCCTTAAAGATCCATATTACAATACAATTAAAGTATTGGATTGGACCATTGTTGCGGGTGTGCAGAATACCAAAACGGTTGGAAAATTAAATGTAACTGCTGGATCATCTACAATCTTTGGAAGATTCACCGATTTTAGTCAATTTGTAGTTGGCGATGAAATTATTATTGGAAATACACTATTTGAAATCTCAGCGATTAATTCTCCAATTGAATTAGAAGTAACAGTCGCACCTGAATTTTCAACAACTGAAATCGAATTCTATATTCCAGTTAACTCATCAAACTATTTTGATTACGAATATAGATGGTCGAACAATGGCACTCAATTTTCAGAATTTAGAACATTAAACAAGGGTCTTGCGTTTGGAGATCTTTTAGGATTAACATTTGATCCAACAAAACCGTTATGGTTAGATATTAAAGCTGAAGTAGCTGCGCTTTCACAAGCACATACAATTTCACTAATTTCAGTTACATTTACATTAGAAACCGAGGCTGGTACAATTGAAAGTTGCCCGCAGTTTTGTACTGAATGTACAGATCCATTTGCAATGAATGGTTGTGCTAATATTGAAGTTTCTTGCGATGCAAACCTATTTAATCCATACAATTTAAATAAGAGCACTACAATCTACAAACAGATCGTTGGAATGGTTAGCGATATCTTTGGTCACCAAGTTCAATACTTTAGAACCGAGCCAGATATGCGAACTGAGGACGTTCATTTGATGGAGTATTCATTACACAATGTGGTTGCAAAACAAAACATTAAGATCTTGGTGCCAGATAATGAGTTCCCAGAAGAAGCGGCAACATTCGATATTTTCGGTATGGAATTTGCAGAGTTTGAGGTTCATATCACCGCTGAGGAATTTGAGAAAGTATTTGGATACGGTAAAAAGCCACGCAATAAAGACTATATGTACATTCCACTTATTAATAGAATGTATGAGGTAAACACGGTTGCAATTGCTGATGAGTTTAATCAAACCAACTCTTATTGGAGAGTTATGTTAACCAAATACCAAGAAAGAACATCAGTTATTAAAGGTCAATTTGAGGTTGAGACCGACACATTGACAACTGGCGTTGAAGAAATATTTGGAGAGAGACAAAAGCAGGAACAGGTTAAAGATACAAACCCAGTACAATTCCAATCAGTTTCTACATCGTACCGTGATGGAATTAGAGGGTTTGTTGATCGAGCACTAAGCATTGTTGATTATGATCTAAAGAATAGATGGACTGTTGTTAGTAAAAACTACTATGATTTAACAAAGTTAAATACACAAAGTACTGGGGTTGAATATTCAATTCAATCTAAATTAGCAACCGGAGATAATATGGCAATCACACTTTGGTTTGCCCCGCAATTCCAATCGACCGATACGAATGAGTACGTTTTATTTGGTGACTTAGCTGCTCTTGGTGGATTCAAATTATTTGTATCAAACACTAAGTTTAGAATCAATGTCGCTGGCAATGATTATGAATTTACACATGGAGTTACCCTGCAAAAAGGAGAATGGTATGGTTTAGTATTAAACTTTAACAATATGTTCTTACAACTTGCGCTTTCATTATACAGATTAGATCTAAATAATAATAGAGGAATGACGCCAGGTAGCAGACCACAAGACAACAATAATAATCTAATTGAAGAATACAGCGGTTTGTTATCAATTGGACAACCTATTGTTTGGGATTCTGGCTCAAATTATCACCTTCGCGGAAATAAAACATATATGACAAACATTAGAGTGTTTACAAATGTTGTAGAATATGAACAACACCATAATGTATTGAATCAATATGTAGTTAGAGACAATCAATTAGCAATTCTTATAGATAATTCTATCCCAAGTTTAGGATATCAGCGTTTCAAGAACGCCAGATAAAACCGGGATAAATAATCTATAATAAAATTAACATTTATGTCAAACGATAAGAAAAGCATAAAATCACAGGCTGAAGACATTAGAAAAGAATTAGATGATTTGATTGGAAGTAATGATCCAATTGAAGATGTGATTGATACAGATCCTGCGCTACCGGCTAAAAACGATACCCCAGCGCTTCCATCATACGGTCAATTAAAAACTAATTCAACAACAAAGGCCCAAAAGACCATTACGAGCTTAATGAAATTCTATCTTGATGAAGAAATCATTGAGCGCGATGAATATATTCAGGCTAAAAAGAAGATTGATGAAATGACAATGTCTTCATTAATCTATCAATTACAGGCCGGTGAAAGAGCACTTACAACCCTACTGGAAGCAATTGAAGACGGTGATGTTGCCCCAAGAATGTTTGAAGTTCTGGCAACTCTTCAAAAATCAATGTTGGATATTATTAAGTCACAAACAATGTACTTAATGGCAGCGGAAGAGGGTGCTAAGCGTATTGCAAGAGATATTGAAATCTATCGCAAGAGGGATGATATTAGAGAGATTGAAGCAGCTTCAGGTGGGGCACCAGTTGGAGACATGGTTCAAAGAGGTACTAAAGACTTGATGAGAATGATTAGAAATGGCATCAACGATAATGAAATCGAGGATGTAGAAATCACAGAATAATATGTCAGATTACGTAGGAGATAATCGTTGGATTCCAAAGGGTGAATCTGTTGAAGATTCAGCTAAATTAATTTGGTCAACAAAAAGCATAAATGAGCTTGTTCTAGCACTGGATCGAGGATACAGACCTTCGGTCCCAATGCCGTTTTATGAGGGCAAGCAATTCTTACGTCGCGGAAATATTGTATTTGAATATACTGAAGAAGAGATTGCAGAATTGGCAAGATGCGCTAATGATATCGTATATTTTGCTGAAAAGTACGCGGTGGTAATGACCGATAACGGTATTCAAAAGGTTAAACTAAGGGACTATCAAAAGGATTTACTTAGATCCTTTCAAGATAATAGATTCAACGTTGTTCTTGCATCCAGACAGATGGGTAAGACCGTAACAGCGTCAATCTTTAATGCTTGGTACTTAACATTCAACTACGATAAGACCACACTCTTACTTGCTAACAAATCTGAATCAACTAAAGAGATTATTGACAAGGCAAAAGTTGTAATTGAAAACCTGCCATTCTTTATGAAGCCAGGTATTATCAAGTACGACGTTATGAACGTTCGATCTGACAATGGATGTCGTTTGATTGGACAATCAACCACCGCAAAATCAGGTATTGGTTTTACAATTCACAACCTATATCTGGACGAGTTTGCGCACGTTCACCCAACTATTGTGGATTCTTTCTATGAGAACGTTTATCCAACCCTCTCAGCATCTAAGATATCACGTATCAACATTACTTCTACCCCTAATGGTTTCAATAAGTTCTATGAAATCTATGCAGAGGCTGAAAAAGGCAATAACGAATATAAAGCGACCAGAATTGATTGGTGGCAACACCCAGATCGAGACGATGCTTGGTACAAGAGAGAATTAGCAAACCTAGGTTCAGAAGAAGGATTCAACCGCCAATATGGTAACGAATTTACAAGTTCATCGTCCCTACTATTAAGCCCAGGTACGATGAAGCAAATCAGACAAAGTGCCAAGAAATTTGAGTGGTATGATTTTGAAGAGTTTGATAATATCCACATCGATACAAAAGGATATTTAGCGTTCCATCCTGATTTTGATCCAGAAGAAGCTGGCAGTAGCGGCAGATACTATTTATTTTCTGTAGATATTGCCGAAGGAAATGGTGGAGACAGCTCAGTTATTAATATCTTTGAAGTTGAACCAATGGAAGATAAAGACATTGAAAACTTTGTCAGTCCAGGTGCGATGTATGACTTCTTTAAATTGAATCAAATCGGAGTGTTTCGTAGTAATGAACACCCGATTGAAGATTTTGCAAAGATCCTATATACTTTAGCAATTGACATTTTTAATTCTGAAAATACAAAATTAATCATTGAATACAACACATACGGCAGTATCTTAATCAAGTATTTAAGCACGGTTTTTCCAGGTCGTAACGACTTTGAGGATGAAATGATCTTGAGATTCAAGCACAGACACGATGCTAGAACCTTGAATCCAGGTATTCGTTTAAAGAGCGATAATAAGTCAGTATTCTGCCAAAACTTCAAAAAGCAGATCGAATTGAATCGTATCAAGATTAATGATATCGAAACAGTGCAGGAGGCCAGCCTATTTGGAGTGTTAAGAAATGGAAGTTACGGCGCACAAATGGGACATGATGATACAATCATGACGGCGATTATTGCAACTGAATTTTTTGGAACAACCGATTACGCAGATTATGTCGAAGAATTATTAGACATCATTGAGCCAGAAAAGTTTGAACTAATGGAAAAGATCCTATATAAAGATAGTGATATTCAAGGTGATTTACAATATGATATTTATGACCTCTTATAAATAAAGTCAAGAATATTTTGGATATATAATAAAAGCAAAAAAATAAAAATATAATATTATGGCACTAAGTCCGCAATTATTGCAATTTAAGTCAAGTGGAGTATACCGCTTAGAGTTTGATAAATCTCAAACTGCTAACATTAATGTTGAAACACTTAGATTAGTAGTAGGTCACTCAAGAAAAGGACCTTACAACACACCAGTTTTAATCTCAAACGTTGAAGAATTTACAAACGTATTTGGTTCTATCGACAGAGCATTAGAGAAAAAAGGAATGTTCTTCCACAGATCTGCACTTGAATCTCTTTCAAGAGGTCCAATTTTAGCATTAAACGTTGCATCGTTTGGTGCTCAAGATCTTGGTTCTTATGCATTACCTGTAACTAACGGATCTGTTGATTCATTAACCGCAGTAGTTGATGATGATAAGCTTTACACATCATTCTTCGATATGGATAAGTTTATGACTCCATCAGACGATAAGGTTATTTCTTCTTTAAGCAACGTTGCATTAGCTAATGATAATTCACTAATCAACTTGGTAAACATCAAGCAAAACGGTATCACAGTTTTCATCAGAAAAGCACAGAGTGTTTCTGAATTTAATATTACTGCAAGAGAGTGGTACGGTGAAGGTAACGTTCCAGCATACTTAAATGATTTTGATTATATGTCAGATTTCATGATCGACGTATTTGTATTTAAGGGTGAATTTGATCCTTCAGTAGTATCAAGCGATCCAGTTTACGGAGAATTCTTTAACGCTGACGGTTTAGACAAAACTAAATTAGCTCAATTCTCTAACTTAAGACAAGTTAGCTTAGAAGCACAATACACTGGTTCAGTTATTCCAGGATTCAAGGATTTAGAAGGTAGAAACCTTTACATTGAAACTATGATCAATAACGAATCAAGAAAGACAGGTTTATTCTGTGCAATTGATGAAGATGCAGTCATGGACGAGGCTGGAACTAAGATTGATTTAGTTGGTCACGAGTTCGACGCAGCAGAAGACTACGAACTATTATCATACATCGTAGAATCTGGCGCAAACGATAGAGTAATTGCTACCGCATTCCCAGGAGCCGCTACTGTATCTCCAGTTAATGGAGTTTATGCTGCATCTGGTTCTATGTTTACCGTTGATTATGCAACAGCAGCAAACACACCAGCAACATTCCCAATTTCAGTTGGAGATTATGTTCCTGCTAAAACAGCTGTTACAGCACCTGGTAGATTAGCAAAAGTAAAAAGAGTTGCTAAATTAGGCACCGTTTACACAGTATACTGTGACGTTGAAGTTCCAGCAACTTGGGGCGGAGAGTATGTATTATCATTTGAAAATGCATCATTAGTATACAAGCCATTTGTATTACCTGGAGCAGATTTACAAGCTAAGACAATTAGCGCATGCTTAAATGTATTACAGGGTGGAAACGGAATTTACGACGCGTTAATTGATAAGGACATCATCGACTACAGATACATCGTTGATACATTCGCTTCTTACGATGCAACTGGAGTCTTAAACAAGAGACAATTATCTCAATTAGCATTAGATAGACAAAACGCATCTGCAATCTTAAACGCACCAACAATTGCTGATTTTAAATCTTCAACTAACCCATCTTTCACAGATGCAGACGGTAACTTTAAGGTTCAATACATTGCAACTGGCGGTAATTTAGATAAGAATCCAACTGCATTATACGCTTTACCTTCTATCGGAGAAGGAGCTAACTACGCATTCTACTACGGCCCAGGTCTAGTGGTAAGCGACAATGGTAAGGATATCATCGTTCCACCGGCAGCATACGTTGCTAATAACTACATCGACAAATACACTGCAGCGCAGCCTTGGTCAATTATCGCTGGTCCAAGAAGAGGGGTTGTATCGGGTACAGATGTTAAAGGAGCTGAATATTCTTTCGATAAAGCAGACAGAGACATTTTAGAGCCATTTGGAATTAACCCTATCGTTTTCCAAAGAGGAGTTGGTTTAACAATCTTAGGTAATAAAACTGCACAGCAGTCTATTAAATCAGCACTTTCTTCTGCACACGTTAGAGAGGCATTAATCTACATCCAAAACGGTATCGCAGATATCCTTAAGGATTATGTGTTCGAATTCAACACTACACAAACTCGTTTAGAGATCAAAACTTTAGTTGACTCATTCATGGAATCAGTTAAAGCAGACGGTGGTGTATACGAATACAGAAACATCATGGATCAAACTAACAACACAGATGAAGTAATCGATAATAACTTCGGTATTGTTGATACGTATGTAGAACCAGTTAAAGGTTTAGAGATCGTTGTTCACAGAACTACAATCCTAAATACTGGCGAAATTGCTACAGGAAACTTTAATTAATAAGATATATAAAAAAACAAATAAATTAACATGGCTTTACCACACTATTCACAAGATCAAACATCGAGAAGCGGTAGACAATTTGAACCAGTTCAAGCGAATTTATTCGAAGTAACTATTCTTCCACCGGCTGGAGTTGCTGATGCACCTTTAATGTTGCAACACATCAACTCGATTAGCGGTCTAAATCTTTACAAAGAGGTAGCTGCTGTTGAACAGAAATATAAGTTCTCACAACGTTCTTACGCTGGCATGCCAGACGCAACAACTGTTGATGTCACTATTAACTTCTCATTAAACTTAAACGATGCTAACCAAGCATACTTATATAAGTCTTTAAGAAGCTGGTACAATAAGCAATTCAATCCTCAAACTGGAGCAATGGGTCTTAAAAAAGATTACGTTGGAACTATCGTTGTAGTACAATTCAATAGAGCAGGAGATATTTACAGAACTGTAACTCTTGAAGATTGCTTTATTACTTCAGGTCTTCCATTCACTGGCGACTTAAGCTACGAAACTACTGAAGCACAAGCTTTAGAAGTATCGTGGAGATGTGATACTTGGAAGGAAGTATTAGCTTAATCTAGAATTCATAAATAGGGGATTCGGCAACGTCTCCCCTATTTTTATGAAACAAAAACATAATATGTTGATATAATAATAACTACAATTAAACATGGAGAAACTAACCAAAAAGTTACAAGTTTTGCTCTCAGAGGATGAAGTTACAGCGATTAATAGAATTATATTAAATGATGCAATCGAAGGCGGTGAAAGACCCGTTTCAATCTCTGCGTTCATTCGCACAATTGTTAGAAAAGAAATTGATTTAAAATCGGACTCTATTAAAGAGTGGAACAAAGATAATATTAAGAAACTTAAAAACAAATAAATATGAGCGACCAACAAGATCTCAATTTAAACGATGAATATAAAAAAATCGTTGAGTCTCAAGAAAATGCTGAAGCACCTGCTGAAAACCTAGGTAAGGTTAGTATGGACAGGTTTAAACAACCTGAAGCAGCAGATGCTGATTTAGTATTAGGGTACCATCAAATTAATGTTGCTAATTTGCCATCGGCTGGTATGTTCTATCCAAAGAACACAGAAATTTCTATCAGATCTGCTAAAGTTTCTGAAATTAGACACTTTTCAGCAATCGATGAAAACAATGTCTTAGACGTTGATGATAAATTAAATTACATTTTAGAGCAATGTGTTCGCGTTGTTCATTCAAAAACCAGAATGTCATACAAAGATCTATGCGAAGAGGATCGATTCTATATCATCCTATCTATTAGAGATTTGACATTCCCAGAACCAGAATCTAGCCTTTCAGTAGAACACACTGATAAGAAGGGCAACAAACATCAAATCGAAATCAAGAAGGAAAACTTTACATACTTTAGAATTCCAGAAACACTTGATAAGTATTATGATCATGAGCAGCGTACATTTTTGATTGAAACCAAATCATTTGGTACAATTGAAATGCGTCCACCAACCATTGGTGTTATGCAGCGTATGACTTCATACATCAAAGACCGTCAAGAGAAGAATGAAAAGATCGATCAATCAGTTCTACAAATCATGCCATATTTGGTAAGTGAGTGGAGAGGATTTACAGATCGTGATATCTTTAAATTTGAGGTCGATATGAACGGATGGAGCAATAAAAAATATAGTTTGATCTATAAGCTCGCAGAACAGATGAAAGTTGGCATCAAACCAGATATGGAAGTACAGATCGGGGATGAGTGGGAGGTCGTCCCAATCGGCTTTCGCGACGGCATCAAGTCTCTTTTCATTGTTCAAGATATCGCTGGAGAACTTCTTTAAGACGAAGTTTCACATATATCATCAATTACATATTCAACCTTCTGAATTGGAGGCAATGGAATACTATGAATTCCATTACTTAATGAAAGATTTGGTCGAACACCTGAAGAAGGAGAACGAAGCAAATCAAGGCCAAAAAGAACAAACAGGAGATATGATGAGTAAGATGAAGATACCAAACATGAAAGTACCAAATCTAAAGGTTCCTTCGCTTAAATAGTGGAGGAACCTTTGATATATAAAGGTATAAAGATAAAATAGGACAGTTTTTAAATGCAAATATTATTAGCACCCCTTGTTAGATTAACAAAATTGATGGAAGACCAGAATGTAATGGTCAAAGATATGCATGCAATTTTAACAGTAGATCTTAAGAAGGCAAGTGTTGATAATGCTAAAGAATTAAAGAAACAAACAACCCTATTAACAGATATTAGAAATTTAATAAAGCAACAGATCCAACAGAAAGAAGATCAAAAATCTAGTGGTGGAGGCGGAGCTAAAATAAAGATGCCAAGTATTATGGGCGCTGTTGGTGCTGGTTTTGCAATTGTAACTATGGCAGCTGCCCTAGTTGCTGCAGCAGGAATATTTAGTATTATGCCTCAGGTTTCACCTGCTCAAATCTTAACTGCAATCGCAATTGGTGCAGTATTTATGATTTTAACCCCAATGTTTGTGGATATTTCTGAAGCTCTTAGAGGCGGAGGATTAATTAATAGAATTGTAGGTAAATCAATGGGAGTATCGACAGGCAGTATTAAAGACATGTTAAGAGATACTGGCGGTGTTGCTTTAGCAATGATTGGCATGTCATTAGGTCTTATGGCTTCTTCTTGGATTTTTACAGCAATTAAACCAATCACGCTTGCTCAATTTGCAACCGCAGCCCTAATCGGTATTGCATTTATTCCAATTTCATTTGCATTTGGCCAGATTGTAAAAGGATTACAGAGGGCAAAAATTGGTATGGATAAAGAAGGATTTAAAAGATTGGGTATGGTAACCCTTTCTATGGCTGCGATTGCACTCGGATTAGCAGCAGTTGCACACATCTGGAATTTAACAATGCCAAAGAACTTTATTGCCCTACCAGATGTTACTTGGATCCTAAAGGCAGGTTTAATTATTTGGATTTTCAGCGCTGGATTCTCTAAGATCCTAAAGACAATTAAAGGAGCATCCTTAAAGGATATGTTATTTGCAACTGCAGCTCTACCTCTACTTGCAATTTCATTGGTTGGAGTTGCATGGATCTTCCAATATTTTAGTGAAGTTTCTGAATGGGTTGCGCCTCCGGTTGAATGGACCCTTAAAGCTGGTTTAGCCATGTTTGTTTTTGGAGTGCCATTTGTATTGATCTCAATGTTAGCTGGTAAAGCAGGTCTTAAAGGAATCTTATTGGGTGCTCTTGCAGTTCCATTGATTGCAATTGGTGTCTTAGCAACTGCATGGATATTTTCACTCCTTTCAGGAGTTGAATTTGTTTCACCACCGATGGATTGGGCCCTTGCAGCCGCTTTATCAATTACTGCGTTTGCAATTCCACTTGCAGTAGTTGGCCTATTAGCACAATTATTAACACCAGTTGGAATTCTACTCGGAGCAGCAGGTATCATCTTAATTGCTGGTACAATGTGGGTTGTTGCTTGGATCTTTAGTAAATTACCAGATTTAAGTGCAATTGCTGCAAATTTCACAGATGCAATTATGTATCCAATCAATGCAATGATTACCGCCTTAGGCAGATTTAAAAATGAAATTGGCATTGAAAATATGGTGCCATTAGCCGGTGGATTACTTGCAATTGCTGGTGGTTGGTTAGCCTTAACTGCTGCGCTCGCAGGAACCGCAGTGAGTGGATTAATTCAAGGGGTTGCAAACGTCGGTACTGCGATTCTAGATGGAATTTCAAGCCTATTTGGCGGAGGTAAAACCAAATCACCAATTGAATTGTTAGATATGTTAATTGGCCGAACTGATGGTATTATTAAACTGGCAGATCCTGTTAAAAAATTAGGAGTTGCATTTGGTAAAATTGCGGCAACTACCGAAATGGTGGTTCGTGGAGTTACAGCATTCTCACCGTTTCTTGACGAAGATAAGGCAAGTACTTTTGAAAAGAGTGCATCAGCGGCTGAAAAACTTGCAAAAGCATATAGTTCAATTGCTGCTTCAAGTAAAATCATGAACATTCCAGCCCTACAGGCTTCAGCTAGAATGTTTGAAGCAATTGCCAAAATTGCAGAAAATAACGGGCAAGACGCAATTACTGAATTGTCTAAGTCATTACTGGCCGCAGTGAAAGAGCTTTCTGAAACCGTTAAAAATCTTGAAAACTCAACAGCTGGTCAGAAAGAAGGTATTACCGAAGCTATTTCAGGCGCAATGTCAACCTTTATTGATAAGATTAAAGGTGCAAAAGATGAGACTGGTAAAGAAGCAGGTCTTATCGATATTGAACCAATCGTGCTTGCGATTCAAGAACTTGAAGAGAGATTTGACCGAGCAATTAAGGTTCAAGCAGTTTAATCTGAAACTTTTTCTATCATCTGGATATAATTATAAAATTATATCTTATGATCAACACAATTTTTATTTTAGTAGTACTCGCATACATTGCGATCAATATTGCATGGAATCGCTCCAATTCTAGAAAATTAGAGGATCTATCAACCCGGGTCGAAAGTATTCAAGCGATGGTAGATCGAACTGACCGCCTTCAAATGCTAGCAATCGAAGAATTGAATCAATTCGTTATTAATAAAACTAGAGATCTTGAAAAAGTTATTTCTCGAGATCTTCAAAACTTAACAAGCGATTTGGATCGTACTATTGGTTCAATTGATTCAATCCAAGAAAAAATTGCAGAACTTGAAGTAAGTGTACAGAACATTATAAACCGAATGACAACATGAGTAACACATCAACCACTGGTGGATTTTCAACCATCAACTACCAACTAAAGCCTTTAAAGTCCGACATCATTCAACGGTTGTTAACCGATGGTCACATCACAGTTGAAGAAGCAATGACTCTGATGATGCAAGAACAAATCATCCCGGCTCAACCCTATTATCCTTATCAACCCCCATTTAATCCATCTGTGACCCACCCATTCGGTCATGATTATACATACACTAAAGATTCTAATAATGAGTAGTTTATTAAGTAAAATTAGAGAGATGGAAGAGGATGGAACACTTCCAGTTTTTGATCCAACTAATGTATCGCATGTTCTCAATCGAGCAAGTGATTTAGGGGTAAAATCGATGGTCTTATATTCTGCTATGGATATTATCAGAGATCAACCCCAGTTAACAAATGAAGACGCAATCTTAAAAGCAGCAGATTTGTGGAAAGTACTATAAAGAATGAAATAACCCTGAATGAAACCAGGGAGCAGGCAATCGTTAGAATTTTAAATGCCTCTAATGCTAAAGTTGGCGTTGAGATTGGTGTATTTAAAGGCGGCTTTTCAAAAGCAATTCTTCAAGGCTGGGGAGGTAAACTCTATATGATTGACCCATGGCGACCATTGGGCGATGAGTACTTGGATTCATCCAATCATAAATTGCACGCAACTGCATACAGCGATACAATGAATTCGATCAAAGGACTTGAAGATCGAGCAATTATGATCAGGGCCTTAAGCAATCAAGCAGTTGACCTGTTTGCAGATAATTCGCTTGATTACGTATACATCGATGGCAATCACGCATACGACTGGGTTAAAGAAGATCTTGAATTGTGGTGGCCTAAACTAAAATCAGGCGGTCTTATGGCTGGACATGATTACCTCTTGATCAATTGGAATAATAATCCAACACTCGAAAATGGTAAAGACATACACGTGTATGCTGATGGTTATCAATGGAGCGTGAGCAATCAATTTTATGAAGACTCTGATATAAAATATGCTGGAGTTTTTGGAGTCAATCCAGCAGTTCATGAATTTGCGCAGAAATATAATTTGGATTATGATCTAACGAACGAATGGACCTCAACCTTTTTAATCACTAAACCTTAATATATGGAAGTTAATACATTTAAAATTGAAGGACTAATTGAATTTCAACCTAAGATTTTTACAGACAGCCGAGGCCAATTCATTGAAACCTTTAACGAGGAGTTGCTAGGATCACTCGGGTTTAATCATCACTTTAAACAAGATAATCAATCTATCTCAAAGGCTGGGGTGTTTAGAGGGATCCATTTACAACTGGATCCACACGCTCAAGGCAAATTGGTTAGGGTTGCAAAGGGTTGCGCAATTGATTATGCAGTGGATCTTAGACAAGGTTCACCCACCTTTGGCGAATGGCAGAGCGTAGAACTTACGGCAGAGAAGGGAAATCAATTCTGGGTGCCGGCTGGATTTGGCCATGCATTCCTTGCAATGGAGGACAATACAATCTTTTGTTATAAGTGCACTGAGGTATATGCCCCTAATCACCAGGTGAGCATCCGGTGGGACGATAAAGATATTGCACTGGAACTACCAATCCAAAATGTGGATGTGTCTGAGAAGGACCAGAATGCTATATACTTAACTGAGTTTGTAAATCAATATCATTTAACACATACAACCTAATGATACCAATTACAACAATCCCATTGAATATGGACAATCGAATGCTTCGAATTGGATTTGGCAAACACGATGGAATCTATTTCTTTCGTGTTGACTTGTGGTGGAAGGGCTATAGAATTGATTGGCTATGACTGAATTTGTAGGATATATTGCAACTTTCTTGGTAATGTTATCATTTATGATGAAGGACGTTACCAGATTGAGGATCATCAACGCAATAGGATGTGCCGCTTGGGTATTGTATGGTGTTTTATTAGAGAGTAACCCAGTCGTTATTACAAACATTGGGATCTTATTGATCAATGCAACACACCTGTTCAAAACTTTTACGAAAAAAAGTTGAGAATAATTTTTTAGTCTCGATTTTTTTGCTTATATTAGTACTATAATTAAAAATAAACACAACATGGAAAAATTAATGGCTGCCTCTGGAGTTATAGCAATCGCTGCACTTGTTTCAATTATCGCCGCATGGCCAGTTCAACTTCTATGGAACGCATGCTTGGTACCAGCAGTCGAAGGTATTCATCTGATTGGATTTTGGCAAGCCCTAGGAATCACTGTACTATTTAACATTCTATTCAAACAATCACATCGTTCAAAAAATGATTAATAAAGTTACTGAAATATTTCAAGCTTGGCGCATTTCATATAGCCCAAACGCAGATCAAGCAGATCTAGCAGCTGAGCGTATTCAAATCTGTAATGCTTGTGAATTTAAGCGTGATAATCCAATGATTCACTGTTCAGTATGTGGTTGCGCCCTTAAAAAGAAGATCTATTCACCCGTTAAAGGAGCCTGTCCTAAAGGGTTTTGGCAAGAGGCTGAAGATAAATTTTTGTAAAAAAGTTTGCCCAAAGTTTTACCACATCAAATTTATTTGTTATATTAGCCTTATAAATTAAAGCAATTATGAAAAAAGTAGTAATTTTTGATCTTGACGGCACATTGGCCATCATTGACAAGCGTAGACAAAAGGCCACTAAGCCCGATGGTAAGATGAACTGGCAAACTTTCTTTGCCCCAGAGAACATTCAATTAGACGAGCCAAATTGGCCAGTGATCGAGAGCTTCAAAGCAATGAAAGCTTCTGGATTTATTGTTGGCATCTTTAGCGGCCGCGATGATATCAGTCGCCAAGAAACTATGGATTGGTTAACCCAACATGACATTGACCCAGCATTCTTGCGCATGCGCCGAAATGGTAGCTTTGTGCCAGACGATAAGTTGAAAAAACTTTGGTTAGATGATTTGCTTGAAAATGGCAATGAGATCTTGTGCGTCTTTGATGACCGAGATAAAGTGGTAAAAATGTGGAGAGACAACGGTATCACCTGTATGCAAGTTAATTACGGAGATTTTTAAGTTATGAAAGAGTTATTTTTATTGAGAGGCCTTCCAGGAAGTGGTAAGTCTACACTAGCAAAATCATTGGGTGGAGAGCATTATGAAGCCGATATGTATTTTACTAGAGGATTGGATAATGTATATCAGTTTGATGCTTCTAAATTAAAAAACGCACATGAGTGGTGTAGAATGATTACCGAATCTTCAATGATGGATTCTAAAGAAAAAATTGTAGTCTCAAATACATTCACCCAAGAGTGGGAGATGGAAGCTTACTACGAATTAGCTGAAAAGTACGGTTACCGAGTCTATTCATTGATTGTTGAAAACCGTCACGATGGAGTCAACGAACACGGAGTGCCGGCTGACAAGTTGGAAGCTATGCGCAACCGCTTTGAAATAAAGTTGTAGAAAGTTTGGCCCGGATTTTACCGGGTCAAATTTTTGTTGTATATTAGCTAAGTAATCAAACAGACCATGAAAGCAATCGACAATTTAGAGCTGATCAAGCCACTTCTCAACTTCGACAACGAAGGTGACTTCTACATGCTGTACGTATTGAAGCGCAAGAAGGACCAACCTGAAGGCGAACGAGACAACCACCAATCGGTAAGAACCATCAAGTCGTATTGCATCAGTTCGATCGAGTACCTTGACAAGCGTTACGAAGAGATCAAAACCCTGTGTGAAGTGTTCAAAGCCCGAGCCTACATTCACGTTCAAAAGCAGAACCACAATGACGTGGCCCTGGAGATGATCCCACAGATCGTGAAGCGAATTCAATCGGGTCAGATCAACCAGCAACACGTCTTTGATTCAGTGGTTGGTCAGTTGAAGACCTATGAGAAGCGTTGGATCGTTGACATCGATACTCGCGGTGGCTTGTACTTGCTGAAGGCCAAACAGGTGATCGATGGGTGCCGGCCTGAAGGCAGCAAGATCGAGGCGGTCATCCCGACCAAGAACGGTTACCACTTGATCACCAGTCGATTTGACGTGATGGAGTTTAATCGATTGATGGCAGTTGAAGGTGAAGTGCCGGACATTCAGAAGAAAAACCCAACCATCCTTTACATCCCTGAAACTTTAATGTAAAACATTGTATAATCTTTAAAACCAACGACAAATGAAACATACAGCAGTAGATTGGTTGTATAACAACCTAAAATCTCACTTTGAACACGATGGAGATTTATTGGAATGCGTGCAAATGTCAATGCAGCAAGCCAAAGAAATTGAGAAGGAGCAGATAATAAATGCTTATGAACAAGGTATTGAAGATGGCTATTGGCATCCAGAAAATGGATATACTAATCAATTTAAAGATGCAGAACAATACTACAACGAAACCTTTAACACCAAATAGTTGGTTGCCCAAACTCTCGTTCGTATATTTAATCAAATAAAGAATAAAGAGAAATGAAACAGACTGCAGTAGAATGGTTTACAAACCAACTTGAAAAGCATTATGTTTTTCAAGACATCAGAAACACAACGGCATTCTTACACGCCAAAGAAATGGAGATGAAACAGATAATGGATGCTTATGATGAGGGATGGTCTGATGGCTTTGATGACAAAGACCTTAACGATGACTACTACAATGAAACCTTTAAAACCAACGAGAAATGAAACAGACAGCAGTAGAGTGGTTGATGGAGATAGACAAATCTCGTGCAATCACCATAGAAGAATGGCAACAAGCCAAAGAAATTGAGAAGGAGCAACACCGAAAAACATATCATCAAGGTCTTAATAGCAATTTCCAAGACTTTGAACAATACTACAGCGAAACCTTTAACACCGAAGAAATGACAAGAGAAGAAAAGCTAGAAACAATAGTAAAGCTATTTGCAAAAATTATGTTTTATGGAGATTGGGAATGGGGAACTCCAAACGAAAGAGTCATAACTATGCTAATGCAAGAAGTTGGTATGTACCCGTTTAAAGACGAAGATGATATGATTTCTAAAACCCCAGTAAACGACGAGTTGTATAAAAAGGCAATTAAGGAAATACCGTCCAGACAAGCTAAAGGATGGGATGAAAGTATACCCGTTAAAACCAACGAAAAATGACCCACGAAGTACTCTACAACATACTTCGAAACACATTCCATTCTCAGTCTGGCTTATTCTTGAGTAAGGAACAATGTTACGAGGTTGCTGAGTTTATTTTAAATAAAGTAAAATGACACTACTTTACATTCTAATCTACATTATCGGATTTTTTGTAACTGCTTGGATTAAAGGACCGAAGGATGCTAGCGGTGAAGAAGATATAGCAGGTCAAGCATTCATTGCTTTAATATGGCCTATCCTAGCAGTATTTTTTATCCTAGTCTCACCAGTATTCATTGTAGAACAAATGAACAAATTGAGAAAATGAGCAAGCTAAAACAAACCAAAATCCCGTTAACATTAGAAGGTAATATTTTCCAGATTGCCCTTGAACAAAATGTAGTTGAAAACGAATTCAATTGGAAGCTGGTTCGTGAACATGACGGAAAGACCAATCAATCTAAGGAAATAATGTGGGTTGAGTGGAATGAAGAAGGTAGGTTTAAGGCAAGACACCCGCTTCCGGAAGTAGGTCTTTCCTTGATTATGTCTCCCTTCAACCAGTTTTTTACCTGGCAAACAACTCCTATTACAGAGGTGTTGGAAAAACAAGAATATTATCTTAAATTTAAGACTAAGAACTCAGTATACGAATTATGGAAGCTATCTTGAAGTTTAATCTGCCGGAAGATCATGTTGAATTTGAACTGGCAGTCAATGGTGCTAAAGCACAGGCAGCATTGTGGGAGATGGATCAATGGTTAAGAGCACAGTACAAGTACATGCCCGATTCTGAATATAGTGAGGACAAGTACAACACATTTGAAAAGTGCCGAGATCATCTCCGGGAGATTATGGTTGAGAATGGCCTAAACTTTGATTAATGAGAATTGAACGCTATACCCAGGCCTACGAGTTTTTTGTAACTCCGTGCATCAAGTACACCTACGATCAGTCCCTGTTTGGATTCTACTGCGTGGATGTGATCTGGGGGAAGTGGGGATTTTCGGTATCTTGGGGACACAGGAAGAAACTTGACTTCAAATAGCTTCACCGCTATTTATTCTAAACAATCAAAATAATGGCTGACAATTTTGACCTAAAGAAGTTCTTAACTGAGAATAAGCTAACTTCAAACAGTAAAGTAGGAGAACAAGAAATTAACGGAGCCGGCAAAGTTACTACCGCAGAAAGTAAATCATTCGTTAATGAGGATAAAAAAACACGGTTCGTTGATGACCTTCTTGACAAATGGCAAATAGAATTGGGAGGTACACACCCAAACGCACCAAATCGACCCCATTATAGTTTCTTTTTGAGTAAACCTGGAAGAGGATTTTGGACACGATTTGATGGTAAGAAGTATAAAGATATGGATTATATTATGTCTTCTACTCGTGAATCAACAATGGACTTGAAAGATAGGTTAAAAGATAAACAATCACCTATTAAATCGGAAAAAGACTTAATGGACTGGGCTTGGAATAAGCTTAAACAAATGTCCAATGGTAAAGAGCTTGAAGTATCAGGTGAACACGGCAGTGACTCGAAGGATCCAGCTGTTATGATTGGCGACTACATTTTCATTTACAGAGGGACATGGGGAACACCGGTAATTAAATACGCCTCTAAGAGTATTTTGAGAAACTTAGGAGTATGGCGCTCATAAAAGTCTAAAACCTTTTTAAAATATTTTTGAATTAGGCTTGGATTTCCAAGCCTTTTTTCGTATATTTAGTAAAATAAAATAAGGTTATGACAGAAGACATCTTTGAAAAATTAGGATTTGAACGCAACGACGTATCACCTGAACAATCAGGACAGGCTACTCCTTTCCACTACTACACCCTCGACATCGGAGACATCTGCTTTATTAGCAATGCCAGCGATGAGGCAGAAGAAAAGGGATGGGAATGCTCTATCTTTGACTCTATGACTCTTAAAGTAAAAGGAGCAGGAGATTTGGAAGAACTGGTTAAGATCGTAATACTACACACCCGTGAATAGTTCGGTATTCCTTGCCATAGTAGTGGTCTTCATATCAGCCTACTTTGTAGGCCTTCACATAGATAAAGCAAACAAAAAATGAACGAGACTAAGTTCCACCAAATTATTATGTACCTGACCTTCTTCAGTTTAGGAGTGGTACTTTCAGGATTTATGATGAGCCGGGAGATGTTCCAGGAACTAGTTCTTATGATGCTAGGAGGGATGGTTTTTCTATTTGTCTCCCTTGCATACAATTACATACGCGGTATCGATCACATGCAGGAACATCACCCTGACTACAAAGGAGAAGACTTGTTCGATGAGGGGGAAACTGAATCCAAACTTTAAGTTTAGGTCCGGAAAGTATTCCGGCT